GTGTAAATATTTACCACCTGATGAAGTTACTGAGCTTAAACGTAACTTTGCCAATTTCTTTTATAGTCGTTGTGCTGAGCAACAATACTGGGATGGCTACATTGGTCAACCTGTTGTATTTTTTGATGATTTTGCTCAAGCTCAAACCTGTCCTGGTAATCCTGATGACGAATATATGAATATTATTCGTTGTGCAGGTATTTTTCAAATGAATTTGCATATGGCTGCTCTTGAAGATAAAGGGAAAACTAACTTTACTTCTAAGATGATCTTGGCCACTACCAATTCTTATCATTTTAATCCTAGTTCCATTATTTCTGTTGAAGCTTTGGAAAGGCGTTTTGATTTTGTATATGATGTCGTTCCTAAAGCTCATTATTGTCATCCTGATACTATTGGTGCTGATGTGCAAAGTCGTCGTCTTAATAGAGACCACCCCTTACTTAAAGATAAAGATTTTACTAAGGATATTTATGAATTTCATGAATTTAGTTTCCGAACTAAGAGTTATCTTGGTATCCGTGACTGGGATTGGGTAGTTAACCACTCCGTTGATAGACTTAAACTAAATCAATCTGCTGGTGACAAGTATTTGCGTTTTATGCGTGATACTGTTGAAAGTTATATACCTCAATCCAACAATGAAATTCTTGGTGAATCTTTATCTGATGCTCAATTACAGCAACTTCATGAGATTGAAGCTATTGCTTCTGAAACTATTGTTGAATCTGTTTCTAGTTCCTCCGTTGAACCTAATTTTAAAGAGTTTGATAATTTCTCATCTTTCAAGAAATCTCGTGTTACTGCCGTTATTTTCGATGGTGATTTACCATGTTTGTCTAACATATGTTCTAAGTTTACTTCTGATGAACATATTAGTGACTTTGCTTTGTATGGTGCTGTTAAACACTTTAATCCGAAAATATATGATGATCTTTTAAAACAAATTCCTGATGACGTTTCTGATTATCTTGATTATCTTGCTGATAATGAAGCTAACCGTAAAGTTATTTTGGAATTCGCTAGAAAGACTCAATATAACCTGGAAAATAAGTTCTTTTCTGCATTATCTAAGTCTTATAATAGAATGATGCATTATTTTAAAGTACACTGTACACATTTTGAAGGTCTACTTGATCGTAATCCTAAATTACGAGAACTTCTTTCTGTAATGTCTAAGACTGCCGTTCTTGCTGCCATTTCCTATGGTTTAATGCATATCATTAAGTATTTTTGTGACGATGATAACCGTGAGTTTACTGATGGCTATACTGTGAATACGCCACATTACCCCCCTTTCTTTGAGACTGAGGACGCTTCTGGTGTTCATGGTAGGTCCAATAAGAAAAACGCAGCGCGTGCTAAGCGCGCTGGTAATACTCACCGTGATAATGCTAAATTTTCACCTGAACAATCTTTTATTCCTCCCGTTGTTGCTACACCTGAAGGAGGAGCTGATTTAAATTGTAATGAAATTTGTCAAGTTTTGATTGATCGTAATATGTATAGTTTACATTATTCTACCAACCCTGATGTTATAGCTGGAACTGTTTTAGTTATTGCTGGTCGGGTTGCTTTATTGCCTGTACATTATATGACCAATTGGACGTATAAATATCGTTGCGGTGAATTTGACCCTCATAGTCGTATTATTTTACGTAATGGGTTTTCTACTCGTGCTAATGATATAATTCTTGAGCCAAAACAAGTAATCGATTCTTTTGTTAATTATGAAGATATTAATTGCGATTTTGGTGCATTTTTGCTCCCTAAGACAGTTCATGAGCATTCTAACATTGCCCACCATTTTATTCCGAACGCTTCTTATGCGGATAAATTGGATTGGCAAATTAAAATGCTTACTCCTACTATTTATAGGGGTATTGTTACTGTTGAACGAGTGATGGTCCATTCTAAGATTTTGGAAAAGGTTCTCATTGAGCCACCTTATGGCGATTCTTATACTGTTCCTTTGGCCATGCAATATCAAGCTTATACTCAAAAAGGTGATTGTGGTAGTCCTGTTCTTGCTGTTGATCCTTCAATTGGTTCTGGCCGAATTGTTGGTGTTCATATAGCAGGCACCACTAGTGGTTTGGGACTTTGTACAATTATAACTAAGGAGCAGATTTTGAATTTATTGGGCAAATTTAAGGACGTATTCCCTCCTTCCGATGAAATACGTTTTAAAGCCCAATGTTTTGATGCCCCTTGTGATGGTAACTTTGTTCCTTACTTCAGAGATGAAAATTGTGTTCATACTCCACCTTCGACTCTTCGTCGGTCTGAATTGTATGGTAAATGGTCTGAACCTTTGACCTGCCCTGCTTTATTGAAACCCACTAGAATTGATGGTGAGCTTATAGATCCACGCCGTAATGCTATTTCGCGTTATGGCTCTTGTCCTAGAAACATAGATGTAGATTTAGCACATACTTGTGCCATCGCTACTTTTGCTCATATTAATACTCATTCAAATGTTCGTGAACGGCGTAAGCCACGTGTCTTCGATTTTCAAACCGCTGTTGCTGGTATTCCTGGCAATAAATATTGTAATTCTATTCCGCGTGGTACTAGTGCTGGTTATCCTTATTCATTGAACCCCAAACCTGGTTATCCAGGTAAAAAGTGGTTCTTTGGTAAGGCTGATGAGTTTGATTTTTCTAGTCCCCAATGTAAGGACCTTCAACGTCAAGTTGAAACCGTTATTCGTTCTGCTTCTGAAGGTGTTCGTTCGCTTCATATATTTGTTGATAATTTAAAAGATGAGCGCCGTCCCATAGCTAAATCTATGGCTGGCAAGACTCGTCTGATTAGTGCTTGTCCACTTGTTCTTCTTATCGCTACTAGGATGTAT